AGATGGACAAAATCTAGAATACCCAACAGTTCACTTTGACGTTAGAAATGAAACATATACATTTACTATGCATATAAGAACAGTTCACGACGAAAGGGCGGGAACAGATACAAATTTCGGGCGTGATAGGCTAAGGGCTTTATACTTGGTCGCCCGTCATGCACTTGAGCGAGGTCGGAAAGGCTATACTGCAAGTGATGGGTCTAAATTCAATCAAATATTTGTAGGTTCAAGAAGCGAATCAAATGACCGAGCAAAAAGATTATTTGGATATAAATTAAGTATAGAAGCAAAAAGATTCGCATTAAGTATTCCCTAGTAAGTTTGTAGGAAAAGGGGGAGAAATAGCATGACAGCAGAAGATATATTTTTAGGAAGCCAAGCGAGTTTAACATTAGTTCCAGAAGTAGACTTGTATATTCCGTTAGACCACAGTAATAGTTCAGGAAGCACCGTAAGAGCGCATGATGATTGGGAAGCCCATTTTTTGATGGTTAATAATCTATATGTGGGTTGTATTGTTGAATTATATGCAACAGGCGCACCTACAACTGTTATTTCTACCCATAGTGTTACTAGTAATACTGAAAAAGATTTAGTTCTTTCACCTGCTCCAAGAACAATTGTTTCTGAAGATTTTATTCATATTAGAGGATATGGTGCGCCTTGTGTTGGTGAAAAGAGTTCTACTACAAAAAGACTTAATGCTGATAATTGGTTAGGACTTTTAGAAAGTGCTACTTTCCCTAATCTTGAAGTTGAAATGAAGCAAATGAATTTGTCATTAGGTGGTTCAAGAAACTTTACTCATCAATACAAAGGTATTGAAACTGCATCGGGCGGTAATCTAGGATTAGTCGTTAATCATGGTGCATTTTTATATTATGCTTTAGGAAAATGCACAGAAATTACTGCAACATTTCACGCTTATTCACCTACTGATAAGTTAAATGCTCATAGTGTTAATTCTTCACATGATGACAGAAGACACGTATTTCTTGATACTACGGATGGTGGCGCACAAAGCGACCATTTAGTAACTTCTTCTGAATTTTTAGAACAAGGGCCAATTTTCTATAAAACTGCAAGAGCATCGGACACTTTAGTTCCTCCTTTGCTTCATGGTTTTGATTTGAATACTAATGTTGAATTGTTAGATAGAACAACTTCAACTGCTACGGGAGTAGCAAATTCAATTACTTACAAGTTTGAAGAAGCAAATGGAGAAAGATTACCTTCTTTTGCATTAGAACAAACAATGGCTAAGTCTAGCACATTAACAACAAATACTGCTTCTGATTCAGAAGATACTACATTTGTTAGAATTGCAAGAGGCAATCGAGTTAATACATTAACAATGACGGCTAATGAAAATGAAGAAGTTAAGATGACTCTTGATTTAAATTCAAGAGCCGTTCACAGTTTAGAACAAGATGAAGACTACGAGGCAAGAGGCGGAATTTCAGATAATCGTCAATTGTTTAACTTTGAACAAGCAAATGACACTAGCACAACAGATAAAGATACCGAACTTTTAGAACCTTTCTTTTTCTCAAGTGGTTTGTTTAGCGTATTTGGACAACAGTTCCTAAAGGTTACAAACTTAACTCTTACAATTAATAACAATCTACAAGATAAAAGATTTATTGGTGTTGGCAACAAATCAATCAAAGAAGCAATTCCTGCTCAAAGAACATACGAAGTTTCTTTTACTGCTATGGTAACAGATGATAAGTTATTTGAAGAATTACTAGACCAAACAGAAGTAGATAATACTGCTTCCACTTTACTTACTTTACAATTTGATAAAGCAAATGGTGAACAGATTCTCATGAAGTTCCAAGATTATTTCTTAAGTTCTGCTAATTTTACAATTCCAGATGATAAAGGGCCAATTACAGTAGAAGGAACTGTAATGCCAAGAACATTAAACTCATGCACAGTTAAAACACATTGGGTTCTTCAAGGGTGATTAAATGGTTTCAAAATCAGAAAAAGGTCGCTTGATAAGAGAGCAACAATCTAAGAAAAAGAAGGCTAAGAAAGAAGAGGTTAAAAAAGAACCAGTTAAGTCTAAGTTAGCAGAATAATATTCCACCAACACCGTTTGTTTGTTTGTTGGTATAGAAGGTGGATGAAATGTTAAACGAAAGAAAAGTTATTACAGATAAGAGTGTATTATTTGCACTAAATGAGCCTACGCTACATTATATTAAAGTAGCACCCGAAAGTGAAGAATATCTCAAGGTGTGGATTAAAGAACCCACATGGCTTGAAGCCGAAAAAGCCTTGAATAGTGTGATGAAGATTGATTCTCGCACACAGTCGTTTGACCTCGACCTAAATGCGATGTATCGCTATATGGTTGAGAATTTCATCTCCAAAACAGAACCAAGCCTATCAACAATTGATATGCTTAGATTAAGTCCTTTTGTCGGAAATCAAATTAAAGAGATTTTACCAAATCCAATGTTGATGATGCAGGAGGATGAACAAAAAAACGAATGATTAGGGATGCTTTAAAAGGTAAAGAAGCAGACCCTAGAACAATTTCGTTAATTATGGTATATACTCTTTCTAATGCACTATCAATTAGTCCATTAGAAGTTTACAAAATGCCAGTTAGTCTAGTAAAAGACTTACTTAGCGTTCATGCTAACATAGAAAAAATCAAATCAGATGAAATGGAAAAAGCACAAAATAAAGCCAAAGGTGTAAGTCATGGCAGATGATGAAATTAAAAGGTTAGCAGGTTCGCTAAATGATTTAAATTCAACTCTATCTTTGGCTGATACTAACACGCTAACTTTTATCAGAAGATTAGGAACGATAGCAGATACTACCTCTAAACAAGGTAAAGCATGGACTACGTTTAGTCGTCTAGTATCTGGTAGTCCTATTTGGGCTTTACAGAATAAAGCAAGAGCATACATTGATATTCTTGCAAGTTTTGAAAGAAATGCGAGAAAAAATGCTGAAGCAACAAAAGAAGCAAATCAAAGAGTTATTGACCAAGTTCAATCATATAAAAAACTTGAACCCCAATTGCAAAATTTGCAAAAGTTAAAAGAATCTATGGAACAAGATACTCCTTTTGGCGACCCCGAAGCACTAGATAACATTAAAGAAGCAGTCAAAGGAACTCTTGCATATAATAAAGCCCTTTTAGAAGGTATAGACCCAGCAAAGGGATTTGCAGCAGGTTTAGATGAACTTATTTCTAAGGGCCAAAGGCAAACTGAAATATTCACTAAAGCACAGGAAGCAGTTCAAGCAAAACTTAAATTTGAAACGCAAGCGGGTAGAGATGAACTTAAGCAAGAAATAACAGGAAGAAGAGAATCATTAGAACAAGGCTTAGTAAATTATAGGCTTGAGGATGCCTTTGAGCCACTAAAAGAAAGATTAACTGCCATTAGAAAATTTGCAACTGGCAACTATACTCTTGCAGAAAAAAGCGCAAAGTTACAGAAAAGACAAGATGCAATAGAAAAAAGAAGAGTTAAAAGAGAAATATTAGCAATTAAGTTAAATCAAGGTATTTTTAAAGTAAGTCAAATGGTTAAGCCAATGCTAAACATAGTTTTTAAATTCTTAATATTTTCTATATTTGCATTCATGGGTATTCTTCTCTTCTTAAAGTTTGCTAGAGATGCATTTATGATAATGGAAGAGTTGTTAATACTAGACGATTTAAGAAACATATTTTATACTTCTATTGAGATGATAGGAGCATTTTTTGGATTAGTGGGAGCATTCTTTAGTGGTGATTATGAATTGGTCATAGATTATTTAATGACGCTAATTGATGGTTCATTAAGTATCTTAAAATCTGTTGGTTTGGCTGCATTAAAAGTAGCAACAGGTCTTTTAGTTGGTTTCTTTTTCACAATTATTGACAATATTGGAATTTTATTCACATCTAACTTTTGGGAAAAAGCATTACCTATGCTTAAGAAATTCGGAAAAATATTGCTAATTGCTTATTTTCTTAAATATGCAGCGACTCAAATAGCACTATTAATTGGAATATATGCTTTACCTGCACTAATTATCATTGCTCTTGGTGCATTATTAACAGCATTATTTAGAAAGATTTTTGATAAATTACCTTTCATGGCTAACGGTGGTGTTTCACAAGGCGGATTAACTGTTGTTGGAGAAAGAGGCCCAGAATTAGTTAATTTACCAGCAGGTTCAAGGGTTCATTCAAACAGTGATTCAAGAAGAATGGTTTCTAATACTGGAGGAAATACCATCAATATTACCATCAATGCAAGAGATACTTCTGATGCAGAATTAAGACGCATTGCAGATAAGATTGGAAATATGGTAAATAATAAAATTAATAGACGAACTTCGTCAAGAACTTTAGGGTGATTAAAATGGCAAGAGATTATTACGTTTATTTGAAAACACAAATGTTTGAAGATGGCGAGACAGACATTACAAAGAATACAATACCATTAAGAGTAACAAATGCTTCATTTAGCGTATCTAAAACAATACCTGCATTCCCAATTCCTTTATCTGGTATTGCAACAGGTGAATCAATTACTGCTGCTTTAGATTTAGGAATGGCTGATAAATCAATTTCTCTTCAAGGTTTTCTTCTTAATACTACAATTACTAAGGATAGGACAGGTAATAATGATTTTGTTACTTTAACCTATACTGCTCATGAAGTTGCACAAATGATTGCATCAGGTGTTGATTCAACAGGATTAGCAAAAAATCAAGCATTTTCAGAATTAGTTATTCTTTATCCTTCCTTTGTAGGTAATGACCAAACACAACAAAGGGCAGGAGTAGATGTAAATAACATTAATACCGCAGTAGATGTTCCATTTAACTTTGCTTCAAGAGGCGATAACAACACTAGCGATAACGTTGGTGTTCCTGCTAAACTTTCTGATTTTCCAGATTCAGCAACAGCAAAAGGAGTAACGGGTTTTATTCGTTCATTTAGTTTTGATTTTGCTGCTGAAACAGTTGAAATTAGTTTTAGTTTAGATTTCCAAGTTGCATCTATTACTCCTTGAGGTGAATTAAATGTATCAAGTATTAGCAGGTAAGAAAAGAAGTTTAGTCTTTCCTGTTATGTGTAATGGATTTGTTAAACTAGATTATTCAGATAATGTGGTTGATACAAATAGTGATGGAGATACATCTAATGATATTGCTTATGGCATATTTGACCATCAAGGTTCATTTACATTTGAAGCAATTGTTACGCCATATGATATTAACGGCTATGGTCGTCAAAGTCACAATGGGTCTATTCCTAGTTTTACATTAAGTAAAAAGATAATGCCATCAAATAGCCATCAATCTACTCCTTCTGAATATCAAAGTGAATTATATTTACCTGTTACTGGTGGAAGATTGACACATGAAATGAGAATATTTAGTAATGATAAATTTTCTGTTTCTTTACTTAATGCTACTTCATTTAATGAGAATCAACCTGCTGAATATAAAATAAAAGTTTCAATGAATATTGGAGGAAGCACTCAAACCTTTACTACAACAAGTGCAGTTATTACTGCTAATAAAAGTTCTATGTTCAAATGGAGTTCTACTTCCGATACTGAAGGATTTGACAGTAATGGTCGAAGAACATTTGATTTGCTAGGCTCGACTGCCTCGCATAGCGGTGCTGTTATCGGTCTTTCTGGTACAGTAGAAAATCAGTGCCATGCGAACCAAGAACTCTTCATTAGAGATGGTTTTACATTTACATCTATTGGTACTATTGCCAGCATCAACGGGACGACGGACGTTACTCTTAACGCTTCATATTCTCCGACCTTGAGTAATGGCACAAAAGTATTTATTCATTCTAGGAAGGAGGCTTCTTATATTAACAATACTTATCACATTGCTTGTACATATACTCAATCAAGTAATAGAATCAATATTTTCCTAAATGGAATTAATGTTCTAAGTACCCAGCATACTCAATCAGGAACATTTGCTTTTGGTAGAACAGATAGTTTTATTGGTGCTAATGGAACGGGTGCAACAGGAACATTATCAGCAATAACAAATAAACAATTTATGGGAGAGATGCATGAAATGTCTATCTTAAATATTCCTAAAACAACATTTGCAAATAAAGAAACTCTTTTACCAAGCCTTAACAACACATTACTTTATCTTAGATTTGAGGAGATTGATTTATAATGGCAATTAAAGTTTTTCAAAAAGGTGAAACTGATTTTGCTCAAGCAAATGGTTACAATACTCCTACTAATCCACTAATTGAATCAAACAGTTCTTTTGCAGATGGCACAACTTCTCCTTTTATGGAAGAAAGATTATTCACTTTAATTTATCCCGACGATTCTACATCTACTGAAACCTTTGTTGAAGTAGGAACATCAACAGAAAATACAGAAAGAAACAATTTACAGGCTACAAAGGGATTTAGAATTAAGTGTTTTGATAGTGTTACTTCAACAGGTGTTCAATTAACAGGTGGCAATTATGATAGTGATTATCATTACTTTGTTTTAGTTCATTCTGATGACCACTTAAAACATCATTTCGCAAGAGTAACAGACATTATTACAGAAGATGTCGCTGGTGATGCTTTTGAATTTACCCCAGCATTAGGTAAAGAAATACCTAAAGATACAAAGTTTATGTTATTTAAAGGCCCAATTAAAACTACTACTGCAATTGCTTTTTCAGCAGGAATTAAACAAGACCTAAAAGCCTCTCTTGTTGTTTCATCTCCTTTGTTTCATTTACTAGAATCCGCACTAAACAAGAAAGGTGAATTAGACCATAATACTAAGTATTATGTTAGATTAAACAAAACAGATAGCGGGGGAACAACTACTATTGACTCTTCTTCAGAAGATTATGTTTTTTTAACTGAACAGGAATATTCTAATAAAATTTTAGATTACAGCAAATATTCAATGCAACTTACTTTAGTAGATAAATTAAGAGAACTTGACAATCCAAGCACACATACTTCCAATGAAGGTCATACTATTAATGGGCCAGATGTAGACGATTATGATGAAATATTTCCTAATGCTAGAAGAGATAGCGATGACTTAATAGTTGCAGTAGCGCAGTTTGTAACAGAAGGCCCAATTAGATATTTACATTATGACTATTCTCCAACAAAAGTAAATGTATTAGACAACGTAATTGATAATAAATTAGAACAATCTATTGGAAATCGTGGAGGCTTTTGTGAAACCAAGATTATGAATCCTAGTAGAATGCTTACAAGCAAAATTACTGAGTTCGATAAGTATAGAGTCAGACATAGAGTATTTACAGGAGATTTGAATGAATTCGTTGATATAAAGATGACTCTTGGTTCTCTTATATCTGGTAGAAAGTATAATATAATTACAGATTATTCAGATGTGAGGAATTTCATTAATGTGGGAGATGAAGTTAAAATAGGTAATAGAATTGTTATTTGTAGTGCTATTACTAGCATTTTAACAACTTCTGCCGACACCATTACTTTTGAAGAATACAGCCGTTTAGAAACAGAATCTTCTTTTACTAATTCTACAAGTTTAACTTCTTTAACAGGAACATTACAAAGAAGGGCTTATAATTATCAAGATAATACGATTCTAACTTCATTCAATCTACTTGCAGGTAGAAGTTCTGAACTATACGTTAAAACTATGTCGAAAGATATGGAGTTTATTGAATCATCTGTAACTGCTGTTGATGCTACACATGGATTAATTACTCTAAGTTCTAATTCTCAAAGTTATTCTTCTGATTCTTCACTTAGATATTCTTTAGGTTCTTACCACATAGAAGTAGAAAGATTTTCTGGAACAATTGAAAAGGTTGATTCATATAAAGAAGATTCACAAAACTATGTAGAACTATCTGGAAGAAGCGATATTAGTAAATTATTTGGGCCAATTATTAATAAAGATACTGCGTTTTCAGAAGATATTATTTATTCTACTTTAAGTCCATATAATACTTTATCGCAGATTGATTCGACTAATTTTACATTGGCATTAGGAGCGACTTCTTTGGCAACAGGAGTTAATGGTGCTGATTTTGACATATTACCAGTAGCAGGTAATAGATTATTTACTGTTAATGGTTACATAGGAGAAGTTAATACTGTTAGTGCTGGCGACCCTAAAACAATTACATTAACTTCAGGTGCTTTGACAAAAGTTTATTCTGAAAAAATATATGTAGAAACAGACAAAAATTATATATTTAACAAAGCATTAAGTTCATCTCATCTTGCATCAGTAAATCCTACTTCATTAAGTGGTTCTGCGGGTAAAGGAGTTTTCTTTACAAGTGGTAAAGAAATTACAATGTCTGATGGTTCAGAAGGGAATGCTTTAGTTGGAAGTAGTATTAATACAAATCCAAAAGCAATTGGCTATCATATTAATAGTCCTGTATCTATTAAAAACGATAATGCTTTCCAAGCAAAATTTGTAGATGAAATTGGTAGTGAATCAGATTCTTCGTTTGATACTGTCAATACTTTAATTGACTTTGAAATAGTTAGTTTAGAAAAGAAAGAGAACGAATCAACTATTGTTTTAGCCCCTTACCTTCCTATTACTTTAGGAAGAAAACTACCTAATTATGGAAATGCATCCTCTTATACTTTAACAGAAGAAGCAACAATACAAAATACGGATTTGGGTTCTGGAAATACCTTAAATGCTTTTATTCCCAGTGCAATAGAAACTAGCACTGATGGGATTAAAGACTTTGACTATGGAGATGCAGTGTTTGTTGGTGCTGATTCGAATTCTGCTCAGTTTGTTGGATATATTAATGAATTTATTTTCATTACTGGGCAACCTGATTATGGGCCAGCAATTATTTTAGATAGAAATGTTACTCCCGTTACTGGAGAAAAAGTATTTTCAGTGGTTAAAGATACTCATGATTTATTTTTCGCTAATGGAAAACATCTTTGGGGAGGTAAAATTCTAACAATACCTCATCCAAAAATTACTTCAGGTGGTGCAGTTCCACTAAATTTTGAAAATATATATTCTTCAAATACTGATATTGCAAAAAAATACGGACAAATGTACTATAAACTATTAAGTGTTTCTGATGGAGAATTTAATGTACTTAATTCTAAATCTACTGTTTTTTCTGATTCTCAGAATAAAACTTATGAAAACGCGTCTAAATTAAAACACCATGCAATATCTTATAAATTCTCTCCTAAAACTTCTACTGACAATACTAATGAATATGATAAAACTGGTACTGGTGACGATATCCAAATGGATTTAGATATGAGGGGAATTGATTCTACCTATGGTAGTAATTTTTCTGAAAGAAATATAAGACTTCAAAGAACTCTATTGCAGAATAAATATCCAAATGACTTTAGCACTTCAAATCTAACAAAGGTTGAAGAATTAAAAAGTGATTTAGACCAAAAAGACACTTCTGCTGCCAATCTTTTCTTTTATATCAATAGTGATATTCTTCCATATTCTTCTCTAAGAAAAGACAGTTTAATGAATTCAAGTAAAGTACTAAATAATTATAACTTATTACTTATTGAAAACAAAAAAGCATCTGATGAGGAATTAGAATATACAGACACTAGTACTGGAAAAGTTAAAAACTTAAATGATAATTCATTCCAAACGCTAACTTTAAACACCAACAAAGATATTAGTTCGCTCAAAAGGTTTGGGATAATGAGATTAACTGAATTATGCTTTGATTCTCAATTTAATGCATTTAACCCAGAAAAATCAACAATTGATGATAAAAACCACTTAAGGATTGCAGACTTCGATGCATATAGATTTACTGACACTTCTAATACAATTGATGTCGCTCAAAGCATTATTGCTGGTAATGATAAAATAGTTTTACAGTCTTCTGTTGGTAGTACGCCTACAAACGGAGAAGTGTATTATGATTCAAATTATAGATTAATAGGTATTGTAAGTTCATACAATTCTTCTACTAGAACAATTACATTTAGTACTAATACTGCAAGAAACTCGGAAAATAGTTTTACTTCTGGAACTTTATATAAACAAAATGCTAAGATAGATGTTAATATTAAAGGAGCAAAAGACTCCAATACCTTTATAACTTTAGATAGAGCGCATTTACAAAAAGGTGCATTAGTTACTGAAAATTATGCAAATCATGGAAGTGATTTTTGGGCGCAAAATGCAATTAATCACAGCCAAGTTTTAACTTTTGCCAGCACAGATAGAGTAGTTTTACCCCTTAGATTCCAACATTCAAATTCATCAGTTGTTGCTACTACACCTTATCCTCAAGTTCCAAGTAGAGTATTTAGATATATGCTTGAATCAGCAGGAAATATTTTTGACCAATGTAAAGCGATTGTTTTAGATACTTATACAATAGAACAGGGAGGATTAGTAAATGTTGAAAAAGGATTAGCAATCCCATCAACAGGTATAAACCTAGAGCAATTTAATGATGTTACTAGTGAAAATACTATTTTATTTACTTTGGAAAATAATCAACGGACTTTTGGATTAGAATATCCACAAGATTACGGAGTCTCAACAACAACGGGATTACAGGCAATTGGTTCAGGGGGAAACACTATGGAAACAATGGGAGCGAAATTAGGTTTTTGTCCAAGATTACATTATGTTGCTGCTGACCATGATACTGCTACTACCGTAAATTCATCAAATGGGACATTACATTCAGTCGGATTAAATGCAATTACTACTGGTCACGGTTGGTTAGATTTCGTTGATTTAACTGGATGTTATTTGGTTTCGGAAAGCGGGTTTGATACTGATTTAAAATCAACATCAACAACTGGAGGAAGTGATGCCACTGATATGAGAAGATTAGATAATGTTATTCCAGAAGATATTATTTATATTCTTTCTCACGAAATAAATAATAGTGGCACTGTCAAACATAACTTGACCACTGATAAGGCATTGACTAATAATAGAGCATATAGAATAATGAAACCTAATGAAACTGCCTTTCATGAAAATTCACCGAAAAAAATCTCTTTAAATATGCTATCAGGAAAATATACTAAGCAATCAAATTCAGATGAAATGTATTCTCCTTCCCAAGATTTTGCTATTAAAGAAGGGTCAAGACAGAAATCTGATTCAGGACTAGGGCCAATTCAAGAGGCTATTCTTTCAATGTATGTTGCAGTAGATTTAGATAAACAAAGTAGCAGTGAGGACTATATTGTAATGAGAAAGGCAAAGAACTTTATTGACATTTTATCTGAAGGAAATCATTCGCTATATATGACTGATGGAGAAAATAATCAACTTACTTCCATAGTTGTCAATGAAAATACGGACTTTACAACTGAAAAACAAATCATACTTACTTTTGGCGAAATTAAGGAAATGCATGGCATTGTTAGCGTTTCTGAAACCTTTTCTGTTACTTCTAACAATACGATAGAAATATCACCAGATAGAGCCTGTATTGGAACAACCGCTACAATTGCAAATGAAACAGAAGAACTTATAAATGAACTCATGGAAGAGAATAACATAGTATTCGATTTAGAAACCCAAGATTACCCATTATACTTAGCACCTAATTATCAAGGAGTTGATTTATTTTCAGCAATTAACTTCTTACTTGAACAAAAAGATTTAACTCTCTTTGAAGAAAATGGCACATTTAAAATCAAAGATAGATTGGCAAATGATTTCTTTAAGGGAATTGTTCTTAATGAAACAGGCGAGTATCAGATATTTGATTTTGAAGAATCAAAGAATATGTTTAATTTCTATAATCAAATTACGGTCTATGGAAGAAACCATAAAAAGGTTAGAAAAGATATTAGAAGCATCAATGATGTCGGTTTGAAAGCATTTGAAGTATTTAATACGGAACTTACAACTCAAGAGGATGTAAATAAAGAAGCGTCAGTGTTACTTAAATTACATTCTTCATCGAATAAGAAACTAAAGATTACTGTCGGACATTCTAAGATTTCACAAATAAAGGTAGGAGATATAATCAATGTCGAAATACCTAGAGAAAATATTCCGCTTTCTCAATTTATGGTATTACAAATAGAATATTTACTTACTGGATTAATGGTGTTAGAACTAGGTAAATACAGCAAGGGATTAGAAGATAGATTTGCTGATTTGATTATACAAAATAAAAAGATTAATTCTCAATTAAGAAATCAATCTTTTAAAGAATCAGAAAGTTTAGATTTCTTAGAAGAACTTAAAATTAATCAAATAAGACTATTCGCTAGAAAGAGAACATCTTCGGGAACATTCAAGTTAGGTTTTGGAACAACATTAAATACAGGAACAAACACGCTTGGTTATGGGGTCGGCACAGGCATTACATTCACTACTTTGATAGATGAGGAATTAATATGATTACAGACAAATTAAAAGAATTAGTAACAACAAACATACGAACTACCATAAACAATGGTAAAATAGGACAAGGTGGTAATTCAACAAGTCCAGCCGCAACAACATTAGATGTTCCCTTAACTACCGCAACTTCTACATTTGCAGCAGTTAAATCCGCTACAAATGTAATTGAAGTTCAAGCGATTTTTGACGGCTCGGCTTCCTCAATGACAGGTAAAGTGATTAGAGAGTTTGGTATTTTCGATTCAAGTTCTAATCTTTTAGCAAGAGTTAATTTTGATGGAATCGGCCCTTTTTCTTCAACAGAAGATTTAGAACTATTTTTAACAATAGAGGTGGAATGATATGGCAGACGAAAACCCGCACCAATTTAGCACACAGACGACAGGCGTAACTTTTGCACAGATAACAGATAATACTGATTTTCCGCATACTGGATTAATTAAAGCGTTAAGTCTTATGGCTAAAGGAAATATGGCTGTTAAAGGTTCAGCAACGGATTTTGATATTACCCAAGCCAGTTCTGGAAATGTTATTCAAGTTGCCGCAGGTAGAATATTTAAAGATAATAAATTAACTGCTCAAGTAGTTGCTAAAAACTTCACTTCTAGTTCTTTTAACACAAGTTCAAGTGGTAGTCATTATCACTTACTTGTTGTTCAGTCGAGCGATAATACTTTACAAATTAGAAAACAATCAGATGCAACAGTTGCGGATAAAGTTCCAGAATATACAGAAGGAGATACAATTATTGCAGTAATAGTGTTTAACTCCACATCTGCTGCTTTAGGAAGTATGCAGATTCAATTTTTAACAACAGGTAAAGTTGAAAATAGTTTAAGTGTTGGTAGAGATGATTCTGGTTACACTGAAAGTCTTTCTATTACTAGTAGTGCAGGTGATGTAGTAATAGAAGCAAAGGAACAAGATAAAGATATTGTTTTAAAAGTTAATGATGGTGGCGCATCAACTGAAGTATTACGCATTGATGGTTCAACAGGAAATGTAGGTATTCGACTTAATCAAAATGTTACGGCTGATGAAAGATTAGATGTTGAAGATGGCAATATTTCTTTAACTACTACAAGTAGAACAACAGAACGACTTATTAAATTAAGAAATAGCGGAAGCACTACTTCTTTATCTGAAATAGCAATGGCGGGTGCTAACAGCAATAACTATGAAGGTTATATTGCATTTAAAACTAAAGGCCCATTAGATGTGTATGACCAACCATTAAATGAAATAATGAGAATTGATGGTAATGGTAATGTTGGAATAGGAACAGCCAATCCTAGTAATAAACTTGAAATTGCAGGAAACACCGTTTCTACCAATGTTACTGCAACTTCAGCAGTAATTGGAGATACATTAACTGCCACTACTGCTTTAACAACTAATGGTTTAATGTTTAATGAAAGTGAAGCGTTTAGTGCAACGCTTGGTGGGGCTGTTCCCCCTGTTCCTTCTTTTACAAAAAGTATTATTTATATTCATGATGCTACGGGTAATGCTTTTACTTTACCGCCACCTTCTTCAGTTGCTAATTCAGTCTTTACCATAAGAAATTTAGGAACTGCTCCTACTGCTATTACTGTTCTTGGTGGAGGAAAAATTGACTTTGTTCCTTCTATTTCGGGAACTTCTTTAACACTTCATCGTTTGGTAAATACTCCTGACCAAATAGATTTACCTGTTGGAGATACTGTTGTCGTTCATGCCGTTTCTGACGGTAATCCAGCACCATTACAAGATTCTTACTATATTATAAGCCCTTAATATGCAATTAATAATATTAGCGATTATAGCCTTTGTTGTAGGTTTTCTATCTACATGGCTTGCAACAATTGATGAAAAATGGTAAATTTCAAAAGCCAAAAAAAAGAGGGAAGGCGACCCAAAAGAGCCACCTTCCCTCAAATAGTCTTAATTGACCAAATTTTCTGACATTCCCGACATTCCCACAACTTTACCTGTTCGGGAGAACCTAC